AACAACTTAGCAATCAAGAAAGGTGTGCCGATAAAAATAGCACCAGGAATGAGAATTGATAAAAGTGAAGTCATTTCAGTCCTCAGGGTAGAGTTTCCAACCATCAGGGCGAATGCCCATTTCTTCACAACGCACCTCATAAACAATGCGCTTCAGAAGTTGAAGTGGCATTTCATTCTCAATCGTCTTCTGAATCGTGCGGCGCAACTGGGCGTCGGTGGTAGTGTCAGCAACCATTGCGGTTCCCTTGATTACCTTGTAATTATACTGCCTGCATCAGGCGGTTCGGGAAGAACTGTGCCACTTGCTGATCCGTCCACCCATTCTTATCAAATAGGTACTCAAGATATAGCGTTTCTTCTTGCTCCCGTGCCTCTATTTCGTGTGGTTGATGCCAATAGTCATACTTTTCGACAGGTTCTTTAGAATAACACAATTTTCCGTATCGGAACCGCAGCGAACCGACTACCCACTGCCGCAGGTGGACCAGTTCATGCAAAAGAGTTTTTATATACAACTCTTCATGCATGTAGGTGTTAAGTTCAATCAGAAACTCACGGGGACGATAAGATTCGCCCACATAATCACAATAACCATAAACACCTTCACGTCGCAGACCACGATGAAGAATTTCTACTTCAATCTTATGACGTGGAAGGAATCGATTCAGAAACCAAGTGGTAACGTCCTCACAGAGGCGTTTAGAATAACCGTATCCAGAATACGTGATGTAAGACATTGACCCCAATGCAAAAACCAAATGAACGAAGAAATGAAGATGAGTTTGTCAGTCTTGGTCATCATTATTGGCATGAAGACAGTAGTTAAAGAACAGAGCAACAGTAGTTAATCCTAACCACCAAAGAATAAAGGTCATAATCAATAATCACAAGGAACAGTAACCCATTCGTACCAAGATCTTATATACCCAGGTTCCCAACGTGTGGGTGGATAATACTCTTCACGATATACTTTCCTCCTACACATTGGTTGATAATATCGTGGTTGATAATATGGGCGTTCATAAGTGAATGGTGCCCAAAATTCACCCCAAGTAATTGCTTGTGCAGGAATTGGAAGAAATGTAAGTGGTAAAAGTAAGAGTAATTTCTTCATTTTCTACAAACTAGCGAGCAATAATATCTAGAGATTCCAGCAGCATCATAGCAAGTTCCATACGATTGTCTTCATCAACCACAGGAATGTTAGCATCAACAAACTCGCTAGCAAGTTCGGCAAAAAGTTCAGTCGTTCGCTCATCTGCAAAGACAGATGTAGCAAACTCACTCTTGAAACCATCACGCAACAGTCGCAGGGACTTGGTAATAGTCAGGTCTTTGATGTCGTTGGCGTAAGTCATTTGAAGAAAGTGTTGGGTTGGAATGAACATCAGCGAGCGTAAAGATAGGCACCTGCCCAGTCAGCATTTTGAAGCAACCATTCACGCTGCTCAATGATTCGCAGATCGTAGCGAACACCTTTGGCAGGAGACTTCCAACTGGCAGACTTATACACTTCACCAGTTTTCTTATCAATGAAGCAGTGGACAGAGCGAGAACCACTGGAATCGATCATAATAACCTTGTGATACTTGTTGCCAGACTCAAAGATGTAGTCATAACCATCGGGGGCAGCATCACGCAGAGCATCGCAGAACATCCAGGTCCACTTGACAACATTCAGTTGAATGGTGTTCTGAGCATCACGCTGGGCACAGAAGGCGCTGAACTCTTTGTTGAGGGTAAGCATCGGTTGATTGCGTATGTGCTTATTATAGCGGCACCTAGGCACCCCTGAGAGGGTCAGTGTGCCAGTTCCTCATCTGGCACCCAGTAGTCATCAGAACTCAGATAACCCATCCAATCTACAGGATCGGAACCATAGATTTCGATCTCACGGATTTCTTCAATCAACTCAGTCAGATTCATGGCGAGTTCCTCAACTACCTGACTATTATAGCAGAAAACCCTTATCAAAGTTGAGTATTGTGCCAATCACCTAACTGTCCATAAAAGACAAAATACTGTCGCTTTGACTGTTAATTCTCTCTTCTGTCAGTTTGAAATATTCCGAATTCATTTCAACACCAACAAAATTTCTACCACACTGTTTAGCAGCAACACCAATTGCACCACTTCCCATACAAGGATCCAAGACAGTATCACCTATATTCGAACTTGCTTCAATCAATCTTGACATTAACTTAACTGGTTTTGGTGTGGGGTGATCTTTATAATGTTCTGTTGGAGAACGCCACACAGCAGACTTACAATGCTCATTAAATGTCGCACCAGACTTCTTAGCAAACACACAGTTCTCTATACTTGAAAGCCAGATATATTGTCCATTCATAGGAGATGGGTTAGTTTTCTCCCATATACAGTGTCTCACAGATAAACCGTGCTCTATCAATCGGTTGCGAATGTGTGAGACTTGAACTGAACCACAAAAGATATAAATGCTTCCAGAAGTTACGCGAACTACTTCATCTATAAACTCATCAAGTGGAAATGTAATAATATCTGCATGACTTTTATCAAGATTTCTTAATCCACCACTCTTACGATTTACCTCATCGTATGGTATATCGGTAAGGGTAAGCGAAATGCTCCCATCCGCAAGGGAGGGGAGCACATTCATGCAATCGTCGTTATAAAGTTTTACATCACTCATAGTCGAATATAATTGTGCTTGGACATACTTTAGTTAGGCGATCCCAATCAATCACATAACTGATAGTATCCCAACCTTTATTTTTTGCAATCTTGCGGCGGCGATCATCAAGAGGGAAACGATTTTTCTCAAATCCTTTCTTCAATTCTTCACGCATTACAAGAGTTGCTTTTTTATGGTAGGGAAGAATATAAAGTATAGCATCATTAATCTTATGTTTGCAAGTTGCCCAACCCTGCACGATCGGTTTCTTTGAATTGAACCGAATAAAATCTTGACTTACAACCTCTGCAAGAAAGTCATCCCAAATAGCATTAGGATCGCGGAACTTGTAATCGATCGTGAATCCTTTCTTTACGATCTTTCCAGTTTTAATAGAAATCAGATTAAAAGTTGCATCTACTCCTGCTCTATTTTTAAATTGAGATAGATTGTCATTCCCATAATTATCTTCAAAAGTATCAAAGTCAATCCTCAAACCAATCTTTTCAAACTCAATATTCAGTTGATGAATGACGGCAAGATGCTCACCACTTTCGATAATCCTTTTCTCTCTGGATAGTGATTGATGAAAGTCGTGAACTTTGTGATTTTTAAGGAAAGGGCGATTTGTAGTGTAAGTCATAATCAAGCAGCAAGGGCACCAGAAGGAATTTCAACGATTTCAGGCAGTTTCGAATCATCAAACTGATTCATGTTGTAGCACACCCACTCACCATTGCGAAACACATAAGCATACTCTTCGCTATTATCAGGAAGAAGATACTCACACAGGTCAGCATCAAGGCGAGGAGGGCAATTCTCACCGCGAGCACTATAATACTCGGGTTGATTTTCTTCATTCCAGCAGGTGCTCATATCACCACCGTCAATCAGTTCGGCGGCAAGTTCTTTGCTATTGTAGTGCGTCTTCAGAATACGACCCAACCAAGACTCATAACCATCCCAGTGGTGATAAGCAGACAGGATGGAACCATCAGAGAGTTCGATACCAATGCGAGAGCGGGTTGCCATTGGGGCGTTTGTTGATTACCTTGTAATTATAGGGCAGAGTCGGGGCAGAGACGAGGGCAGTGTGCCAGTTCTTAAAGTGGACTATAAAACCTATGCAATAACCATCGAACCTCTTTAAATGAGATTCTTTTTCGATACTTGCCATCTTTTTTACAGGATTTAAAACTTGTAAGGTAAAAATCCTGAGTTTCTTCTCTCCAATCATTGATCATTTGATTGATCTTTGGTAGATCTTCCCCTCTCAAGTATTCACATTCGATTGGGAACATATTTCTATTGGTTGATTTACATTTACCAGTCTTATCTACTAAACTTGAAGTATCAAATCCCTCAATTTTACGAATATGAATGTTATTCTGCTCTACGGTGTCAATTCCATTTACCAGGAAGGGCGACAGACCCTGTGGGTTGAAAATTACAGGAAAATCAATTGTTATAGGCGTATTCTCTACATTTAGGTGGACTTCTTTACCATTAATGAAAGTACGAGTTCTACTCACATTATTTGGTACAAAATATGCAACACCTGCTGGATTGTCCGTATCTGAAAATAATTCCATATCAAATTTGTCCCAGGCATAGAGTCTATCCTTGAATAGATTCTGATTCCAAAACGTACTAGGAATAATCGCAGCGACATATTCACAATGGTCCAGACACTTCTGTAGTGCATCTAAGTACAAATCTTCATGATTTAACACTACAGGTAGTTTCTTCCTGGATACAACAGTCTTTGCAAGATATGGTGGATTTGTAATGCAAACCTTATATCCAATTGGAAACTCTTTAATTGTATCCTGTTGAATGACATCTGGATGATTAGGTTCTAAATCAAATCCACTCCAGTTAGCATCAACATATGAAAAAAGATGCCCAGCACCAGCAAATGGTTCTAGAATCGTTTGATCCTTGGGAACCATTTGATACCAGGCGCTAAAGGCATCTGAAATTGAAAATGGGTCAGTTGTTGTATAAAACTGACCCAACAATTGTTTACTCATTCAATACCAAGACGTTGTTGAAATTCGGTGTGATTTACAACCCAGACATTGCCAGAGTCATACTTTTCTTTCAGTTCATTATACTTTGCTTTAAGATCAGTGTCAATCAACAAGACATAGATTTTATCCTCTTTACCAAACTTTTGTGCCCAATCTCCAAATTGTGCTGCTTCGTGAAAGACATTATCTTGATGTCCACCTTCACCAAACACAATCTTGGCAAAGATATAACCTTCAACTTTGCCATTGATAACACCATCAATCGATTTAAGGCAATCAAGTTTAGACAAACCAGATTTCTTGAACTCCTCTTTGTTCAAAATCTGCCCATCTTTTGTGGGACGAAGATCTTGATTATTCAGAGACTGAACATAAATCCCAAAACCTTTGGAGACTTTGTTGATTTCATCAAGAACAAAAGATTCATCCTTAGAACCTTGGCGAGATGCCAAAATAGCACAACCATGTGCCATAGTCAGTGCATAATCGTAAGCAGTAATTTCCCTCTTGCCAGTGCAAAGATCATAGACATACTGACGATTTTCACCAAGCAACTCAGTAAGACGATCGAAAGATTTAAAGTTCAGAAAAGACTTCAGATCTTTATCGGTGAAGTTTTCTGTGTGAATAATAGTTTCAGCAAGACCTTTGTTCGTTTTAACTTGACGGGTCTCACGGACTTTAGACAGATCAGCAATAAACATAATACTCATTGCCCACTACTGGGTGGGACTGATTGATTACCTGAATATTATAATACCCCCTCAACAGGAGTCAAGGGGGTCAGTGTACCAGTTTTTTAACTGTCCTCAATCATCATAGATCTTACACTCAGCGGCATCAGGATGAGTATCGCAGTAGAGTTCTAGTGGTGTTGGATCGTGTTGATCATCTGGGTGATTTAGTTTGTATGCTTCAAGTGCTTCTAATTCTTCTTCAGTATGCCTTCTCGCTTGTGGAGATGTTTGTGGATCATCAAGAATTTGCTTATCTTTTTGAATGTGCTGATCAATGTTGTCCATTGTTTTGTATAGAGATAATACTTATTTATTTTTTCATTCACTCAAAGGAGTGCCTCTCCAGTTCTTAGGAGCAGGAGGATCACATTTACCTTCAAGTGAACGAACCATTAGTTCGGTGAATTTTTCCATCTTTTCTGCAGAAACTGTTTGTGGAGCATAGGTAATTGCATCTTTCAGTGCAACAAGTTCGTCCCATTCTTCTTTTGTAAGAACTTCTGTGCCAGTTTTTGCGAGAGTCATAAGTTTCTTGCGATGTGCCCCAATGTTAGCATTCATATACATTACTATCTAGAAACTTAATGTTTTCTTTGGGATCATGACATATTACTTAATAAAATTATCTAGGGCATCAAGATCATCCTGCAATTCCTTTTCTTTTTTCTTATCGTGATAATAAGACCAAAGAGCATTATGAACATCCATCAGTTCACTTACCCAGAAACCAGCAGGATAGACACCCAGAGCATCTTGGAGACCACGATGACTGGTTCCCTCACTCTCTGCCTTACACATAATATAACAAATTGCTTGGAGCATATCAAGTTTGTCTTCTTCAGAAAGCATAAAATACTTTCCCACTGCTCGTTGTTTTGCCTCTTCAGATTCTTTCTGAAGTTTCTTACAAGCATCAGAATCCCACCATTCTTGCCAAGAGTTTTTCTTTTCAGTCATCTTTTCCAAAAAATGTTCCAAAGAAACCAGAGTCTCCTGGTTTACGGTTTTCTAATTTATCAAGAAGATTATCAGTCGTTTGAAGTGTTTCAATGCGATGAATAAGGTCTGCTATTACTGAACATACCATAGGACGTTCTTGACGTGCTGCGTAGGATAAAGCATTACGAAGAGATCCTTCTGCTTCTTTCAGTGATTCTTCAACAGATTGTGATAGTGCCATTACTTAACCTCACTTTTAAACAAATTATGATAATAAAGAATATCTGGATTATCTAAATCTTTACAACGGGGATAATAGATACCGTCTTTATAACAAGCATCTTTGGGGTTTTGTTTGTCATATTTTAGCACAACATCGGGAGGTTGTCTAATATTACAAAGTTCTCCTTGTTTTGTCATAAAGTTTTCAAAACAAAGACCAGCAACAAACGGGGCAAGAAGTTGAATCGTATACATTATACTTTCTTCAGCAAATAAGATCCATCACCTTTATCAACCCACTCAATTTCATCACCTTCTTTTAGATTTACTGCTTCCAGAAGATCATCAGGGAATGTTACACAGCATTCATCTTTATCAGTGTCCTCATCTCTAACTTCTTCAACAAGAAGAACCCACTTTTTTGGTTTATCTTTTTTAGTTTCTGGAAGAGGAGTCCATTCATATCCGCCTGCTGCCTTGATTGCCGCATAGTCTGCATCAAGTTTAGCACGTTTATCATAATACTCTGCCTCACGCAAATTATATTCACGGCACTTTTCTTTTTCTTGCTCCGATGCTGCTTTATCGCACATTGCATTCATTTCTTCTTCGGTATATTGTTTATATTCTTCTGGATAGTAATTTTCTTCCCAGAAGTCATTCCAAGCACTTTGACACTCTGGGGACTTATCATCTTTATCACAAACAAACGTAGAGTTATCTGCAACAGGACGATGACCACTCAAAAGTTCAAGTAATCCATAAGCACGACTACAATGGTCTTTATAATAGTAATAGTCTTCACGCACTGCTTCACGAATTGCAGAATAGATTTCGTGAGGTGATGCCTCACCACAACTCAATGCATCATGCACCCACTCCTGCAACTTTTCGAGTGAATACTTTTTATAATTAAAGTCAGGACTATTTGGATTGGAGGTCATCGAGGAAGTCTTTGATCGCTTGCTCCATAATAACCTGAATCTCCTTCTGTGTCAACCCATTTAACCACTTCCAGTTTGGGTCTTGTGGGTCCCAGTCCATTGTGAAAGAACCATCTTCATTTTGTGTAATTTTAAGTGAGTCTTGCATTTTAATTATGAGTAGCAGTGGATTCTATATCATGAATAAAAAATGTGAATGTTAATCTTCCAGTATCATCAGAGTTCCCAAATAATTCAGAAATTCCATGAATTACGGAGGCTTCGTAAGCTATAAGACGATTGTACTTATTTTCCACATTTACGAATTGATTTTTATTTGCATCTAGAATTGAAGTTCCTGCTGTAGAGGGAGCATCAGGAGTTAAGTATACAACCCCAGCAACAATGCTATCATTATCAAGGTGAAATTTATCTCTTGAAAAATTCATCAAAGAATTTTCTGTTTCTCTTGTTGTTATATGAAAATATGAAGTTATCAAAAGATCATCATCGAGATTATAGTAATTTGTACAAAGATCTAAAATTTCTTTGGATTGCTTAGATATAAATTTTTTAACACTTGACTCATGTACAACCAATTGATCGCAACATATACAGGTACTATTTTCCAGTCGGAAAGGTTTTGTCCTTTTACCTTTCCATCCTCCTGGACCATGTAAATCATTATTAATTCTATATGTGGAATTAGATAAACCCAATTCTCTCATATAATCTGGATTCTCAAAATAATTATCTTTAATTAAAATATCCACTTTACCGTTCCTTAGCGTACATTTTTTTTGCTTTCTTAAGTTCTTTCAACTCTGCCTTAATTTCTTTATATGCAGACTGTGAATCTATTTTACCACCCATTTCAAGAGCAATGATAATATCTACTCGGGTTCCAAAATGTGCAAGTGCTTTTTCGAAAGCATCTAATTCTTCATACATCGTATCTAATTCCACAACGCTCGGCAATAATATCTATGCGAGCGTCAAGAGAATTCTCAAGTTCATAGAGAGCATTCGTCATCCCAATGTTTTCTTCTTCTAACACTTTAACACGATCTTCCAAATAGGTAAGTCTTTCGTAAATATCATCCATTGGAAGAGTCTCTGGAAACCCCCACTTCTTAAAAAACCAATAAGGATCTTGTTTAGTCATAATACCCCAACTTCTTTCAAGTAATTGCGATAAGCAGCATATCTTTGCCACCTTGGTTGACCAGGAACATTGAGTTGATGACATATTTCACAGTACATCAACCACTCATACCAAGGAGTAGTAGGATCTAACTCATGATACGGATAATCAGAGTTTTCCACCTACTTTACCATCATATGTTTTGGTCTCAGCCCAACCTTCCTGCCGTCCTTTAAGATAAAAACGGGTTCCTGATATACATGACTCTTCAGTGAGAGCCGTGACCAATCCTTTTCCTTCAAGATCTGTTGAATCCCAGAGTCCATGTTTTTTTTGTTCAACGTAAAAGCAATCATCAATCAGTTTCTTTTCCATTCTTCAAATCGGGATGGGGTGCATACAGAGGACCTTGATAATCATGAGGTTTTCTCAAATCGGTAATAACAACAGTTTCTTTATGAAGTTGCTTGAGTGCTGCAATGGTTTCTGCAGTCTCCTCCCAACTCCATTCATTTTTATTTTTATCAGTAAAAGTGCGTGTCGTCATTTTAGTCCTCAAATTTATAACTTAGTTTAATATCTTTCTTTTTCAAATTGTAGCGTTCAACGTGTTTTTTACGATGGTCTTCAGTTTGAAAATAACATTTCCGTGTTTCATTTCCATCCTTATATACAAGTTTCCAGGGAAACTGATCGAATGGAAATTCTTCTGTGTAGTCCATCACCTAAACTCATCAATTACGAAACGATAAGGGAGCGTGCCCCTCAACTTCTCCAGTATAGCACCATATTCCCTAAAACGTCTATCCCCTGCGATAAAACATCTCTGACGACGCCAGACAGCATCAATCATCAGTTCCAATTCTTCGTTGGTAAATGGTTGCTCAGGCATAGTAGGTTCAGGTGGGTTGTTCTCTGTTTTGGGTGTAGACTTCATCGAAAAGCTCATCAAGAATCGCGCTACACTCCCAATATTCTGCACTATCATTAATACACCTCTCAATTTGATAACGGCGAACTGCGGTAAAAATAAGTTTCCACTGGTCTTGGCGAAAATTCATATTACTCTCCTAGGGTATGAATAACTGGTTTTTCGTGAGCAAGGATATGATAAAGGTCTGGGTTTTTTGCTGCTGATACAGGAACAAACTCTGTCTCAGGATTAAACTCTTCGTCACGAATTGCCTGGTTAATGACAATCGAACCATCCTCACCAGAATAAGAACGATGGAAGGTCATTTTAGGAATGACAAGAGCACCAGAAGAACGGTTTAGGTGAACAATATGGTAAGGATAACGCCACTCTGGATTCACCAGTTCGAATGTACGAATACCAGACAGCACACGGTTGTGGTCTATCTGATGATAGTGAATATAAAACTGTTTTGCTCCTACAATATCATCGGGAGGGGAAATAGCAGGACCAGTATGACATACTAGGTCTTGTGCGTTAGAGTTCTCTACAGAAATATCATAAAAGACAACTGCTTCTGTTTCACGGAAGACCCTATGCTTTTTAAAAATTACTTCACTCATTAGTCGTAAGTGTTTTGCTCTTGTTGTATTCTATCTAGGTGGTAATAAATTGTCTCCTGAGAGTATTGAAACTCTTTGAAACGTTGTGGATTATTTTTTTGCATTTTATTCAACATATTAATCCAGTCATAGCGTTTATCTACGACCCAACCATAACGACGTTCGTCGTGCATCAAATCATAAACTGATATCATTTAAACCCCCTTTGTTGTATCTTGTCTAATACTTCAACATGACTCAAAAAATTTCCACCACGTTGAAACCAAGTAAGTTGAACATCTTCATAGTTATCAAAGACAACTTGCTTACCATCCTCAAAAATTAACTTATAATCGTGACGAATGTAAGGTTCATCTGATGTTTGTTTGAATACTTCAAGACCGCTCATTTTTCATAATAATCAGTTTACCAGCAAGCATTCCATAAAAGAGTTCGCACATTTTATCCTCACATGCTTTCATTTTGTCTTTTGATAGAGCAATAAGGGCATTGAGTTCTTCTTCGTTTAGGTTCCAATCAGTAAGGTTGTGTTCGCTAACTTTCATCTCAATCATATTTTAAGTAATGTGGTTTATCAGTGTCGAATGTTGTCCACTTTGCTATTTTAAGACACATTAGCAAAGTTTGGTGTTCACGACTATACAGTTCCCAATCCCCTTTGCACATAGCATTGTATCTACGTTGATAGGCACATTGCCAAACATTACGAAATATCTTATCTTTTTCAGTCATTGTCCCAAGGTGCTTTACGATTCATCAGTTCTTTAATTCTTTCCACAACAGCAGGGTCTGGTGGTTCATTGATTCGTCGCACAAGTTCATCATATGCTTCTTCGGATACAATAATCCTTTCTGGTTCTTGTCCCAATCTCAACCTTCGTTCTGGACTGATGGTTATATTGTAGGGGTCATCATAAGGATAGATGTATTCCTCAAACCAACCAATACTCAAACTCTCCCAAAACTCACCATAACCCCATTTATGTCCGTCATTATAACATTCCAAAGCATAACAGATGTCATGGAATCCGTCAAGGAAAAGCTCTAATCTTGTTGGTTCTTCAAATCTCACAGCGTTTCATCACTCCAGTAGTATCTCAGTTTATCACCATCTGCGTGAATATTCAAGTGGTAAATCTTCTTCTCTTGTGTGTAAATACCCACCCACAGACTCCGTTCATTCATACTTTCCAGGTGAAACATTTCCACCTCTTCCAGGACAATTTCGTCAGGATTTTCTTCCCACCTTACTAGTTTAGTCATTTTGCTTCCCAGAACTTACCATCAGGACCACAAGAGTAATCAAGTGATTCCCAACATTTAGCACGGAGCATATCACAGAACCTGCTCTCATTACCAGTTACAAGATTTGTGGAAGTATTTGGTGATACACAAGTATCATGTCGGTGTCCCATTCCAAATAGATGAGAGAACCAATCCTTACGATAATACTTGCAATCTTTACACAGTTTCATTGTTCTTCCTCACTCGTTCAAGAAACTCATTTGCTTGCTCACGAAGTCGTTCAATCAAATTCTCAATATCTTCAATCGCAATATGATTATACTCCCGATTGAGATATTCACAACGAATAGCATCAATCATACTTTCCATTGCAATAATCTGCTGATGCTCTGGTGTGATTGGTGTGCCGTGAGGAAGTCCAGAAGTTTCAAGATTGTGAAAGTCATTATATCGTTGAAGAATACGATTACTCTTCTCACGACGTTCTGCTTCCTCAAACATCGCATCAGGATATGGTTCTTGATTATTCATAAGTTCCAGAACTTTTTGATAATCTTCTTCGGATACTTTTGCGTGAAGTGGTTCAGTCATTTTGATTTCAAGTTTAGTTTCTGGTGCTTTGGTTCCAAGAGTAAGATTTTCAAGAGTTGGAGAAGACATACGGGATGTTTCTTTACCGTTTGTATAGAAGATTAAGTCCTTATCCTTATTCATAAGTTCTCTCAACCTCTGTTTGCCGTATTCAGTGAGTTCGTGCTTTTGTTTGCGGAGTTCTTCTACTTCTTCTTGTGTAAGGTTAACCCAGGGCATATCGTCAGTCATAAGTCGTAAAAAGAAATACTTTAAGTGTTTGTCCGTCATCTTGAAGACTTACCTGAACATTAGAACATTCATAACGAACGAACTCTCGTCCTTCACCAGTAATGACTTCAACACGGGTCACATCTGGATAGTTCTTTAGAAAGTCTCCATTAGGCATTTGGATGTCTTCATTCATTGGTCTTGGAACATCTCCCAGTATTATAACCCGAAAGAAACGATGCGTGAAGCCACTTGTACATCAGATCTTTTAATGTGTTCTCGTCTTGTACTTTACAATCACCAAAGAACCACTCTGAACGAAGGGAATAAGGACTCCCATAGTCATCATTAAACCACTGAACAAAAGCCTCTTCAGCAGTATCTTCCCATTCCCAATCGTTTGTTGGATGTTTGGTCATTGGTTCTTCTCACAATAGAGGAAATACTTGTACTCTGCCACTTGATGCGGAGCATAACGCACAACATCACACCCTTTGTATGTATCAACAACCTCAAAGGATGGTTCCAATGGTTTACCACCTGAAGCAAAATGAGCAAGCACAATCAGAATAATAATGAATACAACAGAGGCACCAGCAAATACACCAACACCACGGAGCAATTCTTTGAGAGCATACTTATCTTCAGGTGTCATAGGTCTAATGGTTGTTGTGGGTCTTGATACCAGATCTCTTTGTATGTAATCCAGCGTTCTACATCAGTTTCCATTTGTGCCATCCAATGAATACCATTCTCATCAATCGCATCCAAATAATGAATACGGGTCTTTGGATCAATTGTACGAGCGATGTGTGTGAATTTTACTCGTTCAGTCATTTCTCATCTATCCATACAAAAGAAAGACAATTTTTCATAAACCAACGACTAATCGCAGTCGGTTTCTTATTCATATAATATCTCAAATATCCATTACCCATCGTATAATATCCTACTTCTTTACCACCAGATTTAATCACAAAATTGGAAGTAATATTACTACCAGTCGCAGTAAGTTTAGAACAATCTAAATTACCTATTGTAATTCTAGTTGGAAAACTACCATATTTTTTTGCGGATTCAAAGTTCTCAATAATACGATCAAACTTTTGATTATAACGATACTCTTGATGGTATTTGAGTTGTGCGAACTTGTATTCTACATCCTCAATCTGTTTATCAATCTTCTTGTTTAACTCTTGTGAGATTTCTTCTAATGACTTGCGTGGTAATTCAAATTTGATTTCTTGTGGCTCATTTGGGATGGTGAAGTATTCTTTGAGGAGTTCATACTGTTCGTTGTCTTCACTCGCATTAGAATACAAACCCATACACTCAAAGACATTCTTTACATCTTTGATGGTTTTGAGTTTGCTTGTATCAAGTTTGTGATTTAATCTTTCAGTCATTTTACTCCAAGCAATTCCTTTTCTTCAGAAGTCAAACGAGCAAGAAGTTCTTGTCGTTTTTGTTCTTTGATTTTCTCTTGTCGTTTTTCTTCCAACGCTCCATCAAGAACATCCATCATAAAATCAAAACTATAATCACCCTTATTCCAATCACTCTCACCTTTTTGAGTGATGACTACATTTTCATCAAAGTTTTCTGGACGGAACATCTCAAAGATACGAATTACATAATCACCATCTTTGTCCTCACGAACCTCAACACTTAAATCAAGTTGTTTTGCTTTGGTAAAGAGTTTGAGAAGTTCAGTTGCTTTGATAGTCATTTCAGTTCCTCTTCAATTCTTTCAATCTCAAAGATTTCATTTAGAAATTCCAGACCATACTTACCAACAACCCAGGCATCTTTATCCTCAAAGAACCGATCACCAATGGTTCTCATATCATAACACTCTTTGCCTTTATCAAAGAAAGCAATCACATAACAATACTCTTTGCCTTCACATTCATGCCACCTAACGAGTTCATACTTGTTGTTGAATTTACACCAACGGAACTCAATATCACGAAATCTCATTCTTCTTCCTCTTCATAGGGAAACATAGCATCATACTCTTCATCAGTCAGAGTCAGATACTGAACATCAGCATCTTTGTGCTCTTCAGCATACACCAACTGATAGTGAGCAAAACTGCTTTCAGAAGTGCTGGCGTATTCTAAAAGACCATCAACAAAGCATAGGTAGTTCATTTGGTTTCCTCCAACTCATCAAGTTTCTCATTCACAAAACCAGTCATATCAAGTGTGCGTGGATCTACACCTTCATCAAGACAATCAAGGTTAAACTCCATCACAGCACCAAGAATCAGACACGCTTTACGCTTATCATCCAGTGGTTGAGCAATGTAGTTGACAATGTGCTCGTAGAGTTCGTCGTAAGTCATTCGTCAATCTCCATAATCTCAATAACAGATTTGATCTTTTGTAGATCTTCAATACGTTGTTCTGTAATGTCGTATTCTTCACAATACCAATCAAGGTCAGGATTTTCTTGATTGGTTTCTTCACGAATGTCCCATTCAAGACACTGGAGATGCCCTTGTTGGTCTTCAATAAAGTAGTTGAGAGTATCAATCATAGACATTAGAGCACCTCCCAATCACATTCCCAGAAGTCGTTGATATTCACCCAGAAGAAGTATTTGCCGTTTTCTGATGCGAGAAACAGCATACCATCACCCTTGTCCTGCTCAACAATACAGATAGGGTTGTTGTCCATCATATTCGCAAGGCGGTTCTTAGCCTTCTTGCTTTTGGGTCTGACTGTTACTCTTCTCATTTTGAATCTCCAGTTTCAGTTTGCGAATACCAGTAATAAAGTAAGCAAAGTCACGGGATTCAGTCACCCGCTTTTCTTCACCACACACACCACATACACCATTCCATACGGAGGAACAACCTACGGAATAAACACCATACTTTTGCCCACAATTCATACAGGTAGTGCCTGTCTGCTCAAGTTTTTTCAGAAGTGCTTTCTTCTCTTTGAGGTTCATAAAGTCCAACGGGGAGTTGTTTGTCTATGAGGTAATCATACAGCATCTGGGCGAACCCGTAGTGGGGTCTTGTGCCAGTTTCGATACTGGTTGAGGTCGCCACCGTCCACATAATATCCAGGTCAAATTTATCAGGTAGGTTCTTCATCAGACAACTCCTCATCTAAATCTACATCTTCCAATACTTTATCTGACCATTTTTTCACTCTTTCCAACACTTCATCCATAGGATATGTTTCTACTTTACCAAGCTCAACGTCTTCTACCATTTGCATCAGGTGTTCCAGGAACTCTTTGGGATACACATCATCTTCATTGATTGATGCCCAGAACCATTCAATACATTCTGTTTCTGGGTCATCTTCTTTCATCAGGGCATAACCATCATAGTTTGATGTCATTAGGTCTGCCCAGATGCGGAAAGTCATAGCAATACTTTGCCATCCAGTCATCCAACAATGACCAATCCAATACTCCCACCAGTTCAAGGTGGTTTTCTTTTTATCAGTTCCTTTCAGTGCTTTACTAAACATCAGCACTCATCCATCCCAAGATATTCAGTTTCCTTTTCATCCACTTCTTTCATATAATCCCAGTTCCAAGTTCTGGAAAACACATCAATATCAAACCCAAACTTATATGCCCAGAACAAAATACTCAACAGACCATTACTACCTGAAGTAATCTGAATATAAGGTGAAGAAGGAAAGTCATTCCAACTTACAGAAAACTGAAGCAAAGACCACTGATACTTTTTAGGTCTAATGTTCAGAATCTGGACATATACTTCGTGCCCAAAGTCATAGCGATGTTTAAAATTAATTAGATCCATTTAATACCTTCTCAATAGCGATTAAAGTTTCGTAAGGAATCCATGCTGGGTCCTCATCAGCAAATTGGACCTGAACTTCTCTAACTTTTTGTTCCAGAAATTTTGAGTATATTACACGTGTATTTTTCACGTAAGAAATGGGATTATTCATTGCAGTTATCCTCAAATTCGAACCATTCATATATAGAATTCATCGCAGCATCAACCACACAATCAACTACAGCATCTTGGTGTGGATTCTCTACGTGTTTATGGGCACGATTGTATCCATAACGGACACCTTCTTCCAGTGCCATCTCAAGAACCTTACGGAAGTTGGGTTTCATATCAGTAAGGAAGAGACTTCAGACCAGTCAGAACTTCCTGAAAGCGTTCAGCACGACTCTTGTGGTGTTCTACATTCTCTTCAAGCACACTCACAATGTCGTCCAGAACTACATCCAAAGACGCATCAGTATCAAAGTATTGTTGGATTGCTTCGGCAAGATACCTCCGCCGACTCCATTCCATACTATAAGGTTTATAGTCCATAATAATGGGTGTATTTGGGTGTATTATAGGGTATTTGTCAAGTCTTGTCAAGATTGATTTTTTCGATCATACTGATGCCATTTACACCATCCGTCAGGGGAAATCTTACCTTTTACAGCAGTGCAGGCATTAGGTGGTCTCCACATATTACAGTTGGAACACTTTTCATTACCTTTTGGTTCATTAATATAACCTGCGGTTGCTTTTGATGATTTTTCTTCTTCTGATAAGAAATCTTGAAAGGATTTCATTCCTCAACCTCCCAACACTTTTCGAACTTGTCTCTTAACTCATTCAGTTTCACCTGATGCTGAAACTCCATAATGTGATCTTTTATTTCCTTCTCTTCTTCCGTAAAGTCCATACGATATTTGAGTTTAGTATCAACAAGACGCACCATTTCCATATAGAATTCAGTGCCTTTGTGTATGAACTCTTCGTAGGTCAATCTCTTTGCCTCCAATCATCTGGTTTATCTTCTGTCCACCAATCAATCATATCATCGACACTATCAAACCCACGCTTACCAAAGCGATCATTACCAAATCCACCGATGTCTAATTGGTTAAGAAAGTCATCCATTTCATTCATATCTGGGTTCTCTGCTCTCCTCCTTGCCTGCCGAAGGATAGTAGCAGCGGAACGGTTGGACTTTGCCAACTTCTCTGCCCAAATCATATCTTCTAAACTCACTTCTTCATGAAGCACAATCTTTTCACAGATTGCTTCCAATCGAAGACGATACTGTGTGGAAAGCATATATTCCTCCAGGTATGAGACTATTTATTTTTTTCGTCGAAATATTTCTGCAACTCTTTAGCGAGTTTCATAGAACGACGCCACATAAAATATTTTACCACAGGATTTCGTGGATTGTTAGTTATCCACCACCATTGGCGTTGAATGTATGCTTTTACTAACCTAAAAACATAATAAAAAGCAGCAGCAATACTTCCATCAGTCACGATGAAGTATGCTGCCACTGCAAATACGATAAACCAAGCGTAATAAGTCATCGTCTGATTGTTTTTAGATAGTCTAATACATGCTCACGAACTGCCATCAGTTCGTGATAGCATTTCTGATTGTGAGCACATTGACGAAGTTCGTGGTCTGGTTTATGAACGCTCTCAATAAACAGATCAAGACCACGATTCCATTTGACTTCAGGAGTTTCTTCCATAATCAGCGTAATAGTTATACTATTTAACCAAGAAATTGATCTAGACTAGATACCGATGCACCTTTTGCGGACTTTTGAATGTAGGTTTTTGCGGACTTGTAGTTGTTTGCTACATGAACTTGCTGTCCATTGTGAATGATGACAAATTTTTTAGAATTTATCATTGGAACAGCAGCCCACATACCATCTTTGGTAACATAACCTTGAGGATCTCCTGGAATTGCGTCAAGAATACCAGGACGATCGATAAAAGGTTTTTGAAAACGATCACTCATCCAAATACTGCGGTAACACCCATGACTTTAGCATTAGGGTTGCGGGCAAGGGCAACTTGACGTGCTTCTTGATAATCACGTGCCTCTACAATCTCATCAAAAACTTTACCAGCAACAAAAAGTTGAACTTTGCAGCGCATTGAGGGATTCCTCCTTAATTGTGTAAGTAATTTAGCAGAAAACTCAGCGTTTGACAACGCTGATGGCAGGCAAACCCTGCTGGAAGACAGTATCGACCACCGCTTGGACCTTCTTAGCGGTGCTGATGCCCACAGAAGAGTAGACGGGGATGCAGACCAGTCCAAAGGACTTGGTGTAGTCCTGAAGGGCGCCTGGGGCGATCCTGCCACTCTGTAGGGCAGCAGCGTCGTCCTTGTGCAGGCGGATCACCCGCCCAATGGTCTGAGAAATACCAATGTAATCCATCGAACGCATAAACAGAACTGCCTCCAGACCAGACACATTGATGCCTTCAGACAGAATGCTGTGATGAAGAACCACAAACTTCTTGTCGTTGTCCTTGCCCCAAGCACTCAGAGTGTCAAAGAACACCTCACGATTGACCTTCTGACCGTCAATCACGGCACCAGTCTTGGACGTGATATACATCCAAGAGAAACCACGATCCTCCAGTTGCTTACAGAAATCAGTCTGAGAAACCAGAGAAACAATCTGTTTGGTTGCCTTAGAGCAGATCAGAACCTTGCCCACATCCTGAGCATCAATCGTCTGAATCAGGTTCTCACAGTCAACATCAGCGACAATCTGACCTTTACCCAGCATCTCAAACTGCTGCACCACAACTTTAGGAGGAACGATGAAACCACCCTCTACAAGTTCAGGTGCAGGAACATTACAAATCACCTGACCATAAACCTTGGAATCATTCATCCCAGGTTTGGAAATAGTAGCAGAATGCTTAGGAGTAGCAGTGAAGAAATAGCAGCGGTTAGCAGCAGAAGCGAAGTGCTCCGTAGCAGGGAAAAAGTGACGTTGGACAGAGTTGTGTGCTTCATCAAAGTAAATCGTATCGACGTGAATATCTGCCTGTTGAAGACGCTGCAGAGAATTGTAGGTGGTGAAGATCAGTTGGTGCTTGTAGGCACGACGAGACCAGTTGTAGATCTCAGAAGGTTTGGTTGTGCTCTGGTGATGAGTCTCACCACTGTGAACGTGCAGAACAGCAACGTTAGTGATAAACTCAAGGTACTCAGCAGACAACTGCTCTGCCAGGAGGATTCTTGGACAGCACACCACAATGGTCTTCGGAGCATCAGACTGAAACTCACGGAGAGCATCACAAATTCCCACAAGGGTCTTACCACCGCCAGTGGGAATGACCACTTGACCTTTCAGGTACTTGGCAAGGGCATCCAGAGCACGTTGCTGGTGGGGACGGAGTTGAATCACTGACCTCATTGCGTATAGGACTATTATAGCAGAGAACCGCCCCTGGTGCGACCCAGTGGACGGTTCTCAAAGTGTCTTTACTCTATTCCCAAGAAAAACTTAAAGTTATTCTTGGTCCAGAAACAATCGGATTATGATAAGATCCTTTAGGTATGAATAAACTATCTCCAGGATTTAAGACATGTGTAATATCATCGCAAATGTATGAAGTAGTACCTTTTGCTTGAACAAGTAAAACATCTACAGGGTCTTTATGATTTCCAAAGGTCATACTATCACTACCAAAAGAAATGTAAGTATGCATTACCTGAACACCACAATCTTCACTTACATCTTTAAATGTTTTTCCTATAGTTCCAGGATAATAATCATGTCTTAAAAAGAAAGTCGGAGGACACGATGATTCATTAAAAGCAACCAGTTTTTTATTGCTTATATTATTTGTATTTGCTTGAACTTCAAACTCATTCCAAATAATAATCATATCAGAATATTCTTTGGATATCTTCTCAACAATATCATCCCAAGAAATAGTTTTAGCAATTGGATATTTGTTTTCTGAAAAAATAACGCTCATTTTACCTCTAAATTAAAGGAAATAATTTTTCTAGGTTTATCTGAAATACTTGGTACTGTTTGATGTAAAACATTTGATGGGAAAAATATTATTGTACCTTCCTTTACCTCTGGCATAAAATGTAAATAAGAGCAACTTATAGAATCTACATATGGAGATATAAATTCAGTTGCAGTGTGAACAGAAGAATCATATTCGATATAACAAACTGAACTCATCATTATACCATTACCACAGTGATGATGAATTGGATGAAACATATTTTTTGTCTGTTCTTGAAACCAAGACTTTTTTATCGAACAATCATTAAAATTAAAGGATTTTTTCATATGATTTAATTCTTCTTCAAATATAGACTCTATCAAATCATTTTGATTTGTAGCGGAATCTTTGTCAGTAAAAGAGGTTAAGATAATAGAATCTAGTTCTAAATCAGAGTTGTCCATTAATTTTAACAACTTTTTCTTTTTATCCCCCCAATTACTTACTTCTAGTTGAAGATATGGAACAATAAACATAGGCATAATACCATAACTAGACTGCTCAAGATTCATTTTTTTCTATATCTCCAATTATAGTATCAAATTTTCCATTCATCCAATCAATATTAGATTCCTTCCACTTATGTAATGGACAAGAATCTAATGCATATCTAGTTTTGGGTTGTATAAAACAACCACATTCTACACAACGATCTTGTAATTTATCATATTTTTCACAAGATGTGCATATTTGCATTCTTTGACTTTGAACTTCATCAGAAACTAACAGAGCTTCACTCATCAAAGCTCGTTTAATAAGTTCAAAAGAAAATTCAGCTAAATTTTTTCCTTGCTCAAATAATGAAGGATACTCTTTCTCTTCAGACATACTAATGAAAATTCAACCAATTACAAATATTTATTACCCATATGTCCCTTTAACAATATTAGCGTTAGTAAAAGGTCCAGACATAGTATAATCTGATCCAAATACTGCCCTACCAGAACCACCACCAGAACCACCAGTTCTAGTTACTAAATTTGTACCAGAAGCATCAACACTTCCACCATTAGTTGCCCATTCACCTCCTGATGCGCCATTCTCTCCTTGTTTTCCACTAGTCGGGGCAGGACTATTAGAATAAGGACCAGGACAAGTTGAAACTGATGGAACTGCTGGAGCAGTCGCACCACTTAATGAATTAGGTTCTTGCCAGTTATATCCTCTACCTGGACCACCATTACCACCAGAACCACCTGTTCCACCAGAGATTGTATAACTTCTAGCACAGTTTTTATACCAATTATTTCCAGAACACCCACGAGCCCAGGAACAACAATTGTTCCATGATCCTATTTGATTCCATCCTCCTGGACAACTATTACTTCCCCCCTGACAACCAGTTCCAAAAACTTGAGATTGATAACATGTTCCATTACTTCCATTAGTACCTGTTTTACCTTTTTCTCCACCGCCTCCGCCACCATATATCTTTGAACCAGTTCTAACTAGAATTACATTGTTGGATCCATTTGTAGATACAAATTGTAGAGCATCACCACCTTTTTGCCCATCTATAGGATCCGCTCCAGTTGTTCCACCACCTTTACCACTTGCACCCAAAATACTTCCATAATTATCGATAGTAAAATTATATGCAGTTGCATTAAATGTTGCTGCTGGAAGAGTAGCATCATTCGAACCACAAGTCCCATCAACAAATAAAATTTTTCTAACATTTTTATCTAAATTACTATTCCAAGATTGTGCATCAATAGCAAAGTTAAGATTTGTACCAGATTGTGTGATATAATAGTATTTGATTGAATTTCTAAATTGAGATGTTTTCCAATTTAGATATGTACTAATTCCAGCATTTTCTGTAGCAGTTGGAACATTTGGATCGGTTCCAACTCCAGCATTAGGGGCATATTCACTAGTTCCACTGGTAATTGTAAGTCTTCTTAGTTGTGAGGCACTAATCTCGTCAGTATCATCTACAAATGTTGCAATTCCAGCAGAGGACTCTTTTCTCCTTTGGGCACGAAAATTAGATCTTAAAGAACTAAAACTAATTGATCCAGTAGAATAGTATGGACCTGCTGTTGATACTGTTGCTGCCATTTACCTTCCTCCTTCAATTAGTGAAAGTCTGTCCAAGCGACTCCAGTGTATCCTTGGAATTTTGAAGTCGTTGTATTAAAAATCATTGAACCAGCTGGAGTTTGAGCTATTCCAGTTCTGGTAGCAGTTGAAATATTAGGAATAACCATTACAGGACGAGTTGTAGCAGATCCAACACTACTGAAATCAATTATAGCTTTTGCACTATTTGTGTTAAATCCAAGGACGCTATCAGAATCAAGGAATATCTCGCCATTATAAAAGTCAAGTCTCCTTGAATATATTTGAACTGCACCCAATATTGGATTTAAATACGTCGTTCCAATTCCAACACCACCAGTTGGAATTACTGCATTTCCAGATAAAGCTACAACTTCAGTACCATAAAATACGTCCGTTGCAATTCCTATTGAACCAAACAAACTTGTTTTACCCTTTGCATCTAAATCAACAGTTGGTGTTGTTGTTCCAATTCCAATTGAAGAACCAAAAGATACTAATATATTCCCTAAAACATCTAAGTTATTAAATGTAGATATACCAGTTGTTGCCTCAATATTGCTGCCCGAAATTACAGATGGAAGAGTTAATGTTGCCGCTGTTAATGTTCCATAAATGTCAACATTACCACCGAAAAAGGCAGCTCCAGTTACAGTAGATGTACCAACGACATGAAGAGTTCGATCTGGATTTGTTTTACCAAGTCCTAATCTTCCTCCATAAGTTAACGACATTAATTGAGTATTTGTTTGCCCATAATACCATTCAAATCTACCAGTGTTAATACCTGGGGATCCAGAATGTAAGTAGAAATTGAGATTTCCAGTATCATTATTAACAATATCAAAAGTTTTATCATCATCACCAAACCTTATAGTTCCTGTACTCTTTCCGACACCAACAGATTGCCCAACACTAATTGTAGCTACACTAGTATTTGAAATAATCTCAAATAATGCTGTACTAGATCTTCGAATTTGGAGTTGTGAGGTTGGGTTTGCTGTTCCAATACCAATAAAACCATTAACTAGTGCAGTGAATACTGTTGCACCAATTCCAACATCCAATTCATTTAATACTGTGATAATTCCAACCGTGGATAAACCAGCTCTAACTTGTATTGCCGTTACTGTTCCAACACCAATACTTGGATTTCCAGTAAGAGATAATGCAGAAGTTGCAATTCCTACAAAAGAACCTACAAATTGAGTAGATGTAATAACACCACTTGTTATTGTTGTCCCCGTGCCTATAGTAATAACTGTGAAAGTTGAAATTCCTGTTGAATTTACTTCTCCAAAATGGAGTCCACTAAAATAAGTGGACGCTGTAATAATACCAGATGCTTTGATATTTCCACGCGAATTAATTCCTACCCCACCGGTGCTTGGACCTACAGTAGAATCTGGATTTCCTCCAACCTGAAGAAAATATGGTTGTACTGGGTTTGTTGTTGCAATACCAACTCGTCCAGCCGCGTATATACTTGTGGTGCCAGCTCCTGGATCAACATCAACCCATTGAGAAGTTGGAATATTAACTAAACCTTTACCATCACCATAATATGTGACAACTCCAGTTGTTGCTGTAACAATTCCACCACTGATTCTAACAGTTCCATCTGTTATTGTACCAAAAGTTCCAAATCCGGTTATTTGAATATTGGGTGCATTAAGCAATGATGCTGTCAATAATCCAACAATTCTCGTAGTTCCACGAACATCTAAAGTTTCAATTGGCACCGATGTACCAATGCCAACTAGACCATTTGCATTTACAATAAAATTATCATCATCAACTTGAACACCATTGCGAAGATTAAATGACTTTCTAAAATTTGCCATCTTATATGGTTTTTAGTTATTTATCTAAGAGTTTCTGAAGAGATGCAAAATCATGTTCCAAACTTTCAACCTTAGCAGTTAATTCCTTGACAGCTTCGATTAATAGAGGTACAACCTTGTGATAATCAACTGCAAGATATCCATTATCTCTTGTTATGACTGCTTCTGGAAGAACTTTTTCAATTTCCTGTGCAATAACACCAACATCATGACCAGACTTATTAGATTTTTCGTTCCAATCAAATGTATTACCACTTATTGAAAGAACCTTTGCAAGAGGATCATCAATTGGTGCGATATTGTCCTTCAATCTTTCATCAGAAGTCCAAAATGCTGTGATATCATCAGTTACACTTAATATACCTGCAATTGTTGTGTCAGTTAAAATTGCAACGCGACTTCCTGAAGTTGCTCCAATACTTAAATTACCACTGCTCGTATCAATTGTATTTGTAGAACTAATTGCAATCCTAATGTTATCAAATTTAACCGTAGAACAATAAAGAGTTCCGCCGATGTTAACGCTCTTACCAATTCCAACACCGCCAGCAACAATTAAATCGCCATTGTGAGGAGCTGTTGAATCTGCACCTTGTGTTAATCTTACAGTATTATTAAATGTTGCAACAGATTTAATTCTCAAATCTCTGTTAAAGTTAACAGGACCATCGAATTGAGATAGAACCTTACCAGAAGATCCACCTTCTACAAGAAGTCTTTCTTTTATAGTTACTTCATCAAATACAGCACTTAATTTATTTGGAGTTTGACCAGTTATAGTGGGACTTGGAATATCAAAAGAAATTACCTCTCCACTGGTTGAAGATGTTTTAGTATTTCCACTGAAAAAGTCTCCATTGTTGTTCATTCCAGTATAAACTACAACCCCAGCATCACGTTCTTGAGAGTTTGCTAAGAAGTTTTCTTCATCATTCAAAGTTTTAACTTGAATTTGAGGTAAACTGGTTGAGTAGTTTCCAGGTCCATATCCAAGATACTCAAATGTATGACCAGAAGCACGAATAATCGAAGGTCTACGGAATTCTACAGCAAGAGGATTAATTTTACGAATTAGAGAATTCTGGTCATGACTTTCTTGAAGAGATCCAAGAGATCCACGAATAACGGTAGCAGAGGTATTTCCTGTGCTAACTAATCTCATTATTTCATTATCAACTTGGATATAAGATCCTAATGGTAATCTTTGAGCAGTTCCAATACCACTTATTGCTCTATAATAAATGGTGCTTTCTGTGCCAATTCCCGTCGATAAAGTAAATTTATTGTTATCATAGAAACTAAATCCACGAACACCATAATTTTCTGCTGTACTGTCAGATATAGCTTCGTTCGAATCTAATCCTCGACTGAATACATATCCTGCAGTGGTTGCAATACCAACTGATCCTGTTACAGCGGTAAATGTATTAACTCCTAGTCTTTCTTTAACAATATAAACTCCAAGATTGCTATTGTTTATGTTGTTAATTTGGAATCTATTTCCTGCAAGTAATCCGTGTGCGGAACGTGTAGTAAAAGTTGTAATTCCAGTTGTACTGGAATATAATGATGAAGTAAGCCCAACAGAAGGTCCCACAAGATATACATAGGCATTTCTTAGAGGTGTTGGATCTCCTGCAGTTTTGGCAACCGCAATTGATGTGGAAGATCCAATCGAAGTAATTCTATAGTACGCTTCAGATGTAGATCCAATACCAGTCACACAAACAATGTCATCAATATTTGTAGAGATTCCTGCAGCAGTAATTACATATCTAGCGGCGCCGTTTCCTGTGCCAATTTTTGTCTGATCAAAATACAAACTAGAGGCACTGTATCCAGATCCTGGAGACATAATTTCAACTTCACTAACTGCTCCAGTGCTTACTACAACTTTTGCCGTAGCACCATTCCAAGATCCTGTTTGAGATCCATTTAAAAGCTTTACATTGTAATAGGTCGCAACACCAACAGTTGGTGTATAGTTTGCACCAGCAGTGATTGCACCTGTGACGATTCCAGATAGTCCATGGAATCTTGGGAAAGTAATAGTTGCAACTCCAGAAGTTGAAACAACCGAGGAAATAGTGAGACCTAATCCCACTTCTTGCATAGTCAGGTCAATAGTTTCTCTCGTAACACTTCTCTTTAAATCATTTGTATTAACGGCACCAATTGGGGATCGTTTTGCAAATGTCTTTGCTGGAACTGGATTATCATTAATATTATCTCTATCAAGTTGTGGATATAAATCAACGGGAAGTTGAGAGTATTTTAAGTTTGTAAACTCATCGGTCATTGCATTGTTTGCATTCAATGCATATAAATGATATATTCCATCCTGTTTATTGTAAATGTATGGAGAAATAACTTCATTTCTATAAACAAATAGATTCCCTCTCCAATCATTTCTCTCAAACCTAGGTAGAGAAGAAGTTCTGTTATTTGTGTTGTTAGTAGAATTGCTAGGGACTACATGTGCTACTCCATCAACATCTGTCGTTGAATATTTAAATGTAAAGGCATCTGTCACTTCAGTAATTTGGAATCTTCCGTTATACCCTACATTGAAAATCCCTGTAGTATTACTTGTATCTGTAACGTTTCGGATATTTACATACTCCCCAATTAAACATTTATGGGGCATTTCTGTAAGAACCGTAACTGTTCCGGAACTTACAGTACAAGTTGAAATAAATTTTGGATTCCTTCTAAATTGATAGTCGGTGTTTGCGAGAGATACCTTTGTAAAATCTGCATCATTTCTGGCACCAGTAGTGCTAGATTCTTGCATAACAAATCCAGATTCTGGATCTTTTGCATTTGGAATTTCTTTTGGAATAACAACTCTTAACTTATAAATTTTTTCATCAAGACTTCTTTCATCCGAAATACGTCTTATGAAAGATAGGTCTGTTGTCTCACCAAATGTTGCTACTCCACCTGAAGCAAATGCACTATAGATAGCGTTCCCAGTTTCGGCATGAATAAACCAATTGTTATTTTGAGGATCATACTGAACAGGAGATCCTAAATCGCCAGATTCTTTCTCAGAAACTCTACTTAAAATTGTTAGATTTGTTCCACCATAAACACTAATTTCATTTCCTTGGGTAGCATTAGTGAATGATGCTGCTAATTTAATCGTGTTATTGTCATTATTATTGATAACATAATATGTTTGGTGTGCGGTAATATTCTCAGGTAAGTCGCCATCTTCACTAATAATTTTTACAGTTTCTCCAGTTAATAGTGCATTTGCTCCAATTGTGAAGGAACCATTTAAATCTGGTCCAGAAGTTACACGATACGACTTAAATGAACTTGATGCACCTCTAGCTGTTGTTAGTCCACTTACTGCGATCGCATTATCGCACATGTAAATATTTGCAGAATATGTAGTTCCTGCACCAGTAATATACAATTTATCATTAACTCTCGCACCAACTCTATATCCTTGTGTGATTGATGATGGGAGAAGATCTTTTGCATTATACCCAAAGAGGTATAAATGACTTGATATACCAACCTGAGTTGTCAATCCAACGTTTAATGACAACCACTCTACATTTTCTTCATCTGATACAATTGCTCTTGGGCATATAATACCAGTTAAGTATCCAGAATCATCTTTATTGAAGGCTTCCTTTTTAAATCCACTGGAAATTAGTGAGATTTGACCAAAGTTAGAGTTGGAGTTTGTAATTGAAGCGTCTCCACCTGATCGAGCATCAAAATGCTTATTAAATCCAATTGCGAAAACGGAAACAATCTGAATAAATGCATCATTTGAAAGTTTAATATGACTTGTTTCCCAACCATTTCTATAAACAGCGTCAGGATCTAAATGATAGACTTTTCCAGAATCAGTCTGCGATGCCCCATCTGGCAATTCAGATCCATAAACTGTTACATAATTTACAGATTCATATGTTCTACTTGTTGGATTATATTTAACAAATGCACGGTCGTCTTTTTGAATTGATACAGCAGTAAACTGAGCAACAACCATAGAACGGAAACCAGATGCTCTTGCACCATCAGCGTGCATTCCTTGCATACCCCAGACAGATCTGAGTGAGCAGTTAAAGATATATGGAGATGCGCCAGATACTGTGTCAGTTTCGACGGTTACTGTTGCTGAAGCTGCACTTGGATTTGGATTAAGTGTTGGATAGGATGAAAATGCTGGGAGAAGATAAGTAAATTGAGTTGCACTAAGAACATTTTGAACGACGGTCGAAATATTATATGGCGATGTTAGTCCTGACCCACTAACTCCCTTAATCTTAATTGGAGTTCCCGCATTCAATCCATGTGCTTCTGGTGTAGTAACAGTAATAATCGCTGATCCAGTAGATCCATTTCCAGAAATGATCGATGAAATATTGATTGGATCTGCAGCAAAAGCACCAACAATTTCCCATTCTGGATTTCTCTTTGCAAAACCAAGAGGATCTGCTGGATATTTCTGATCAATTTCACGATAAGCATTATAAGCATTTGAAAGCTTACTATAATACATATCAAGGTCGGTAAGACCATATGTTCCAATATTGTTCACACCATCTGCATATTCAAAGCAGGTTAATTTATGGTGAGAAAATGTTGGTAAAGATCTATAAGATAATCCAAAGTTATCTGGATTTGTATAAACTGTTGCTGAAGGATCAGCATCAAAGAATGACATTTGCCAAAAATAGCAAGCGCCAGTAATTCTAAAAATGGATGTGCTAGGTACTACAGAATCAGTTGGATTTGGAACGTATTTTGCTCTAATTTTAGTCTTTCTTAGATCAAGACCAACAATTGAAGTTCCTCTGGGTACTATAACCCCACCATAATAACTGTTAAATTTATAAAGCTGGTTATCTTCTTGAGTTAGATCAAAATTAGAATCCAAACCTAAAGAAAAAACTGCCGCTGCTAAAGATTCTGCTCCAGATCTATCAACTGCTTTTGCCCCACCATTATTGTAAATTGCATAACCAGGTCTATTATCAACTAAATGCTCACCAGGAAATAGTAAAATGGTGGTCTTTTCAGTAATATCGTTTGTACTTCCCTTTACATATGAAAATCTTGCAGATTCTAAAAGTGCTCTCTGAATCGTCTTAAATGGACGAGCCAGAGAATTTCCTTCATTTTCGATAGAATCTGTGGAATCAAGGTCGTTTGGATTTACATAAAGAATACGACCTTCAGTATTTTTAATGAAATTATCTAATTTATTAAGAGGCATCGGACTGCAACGACCATAGGATTTCTATGTTTTATTTATCCCATTAAATCTTCCTCGTCATAGATGTAATAGTCATCATCTGGCATATCTTCAGGATTCTCTAACTCAATTGGAAAGAGGCAAGGATGAGCCTGTTCGTCTATAAGATAAAAAGAGTTTTTATATAGATCATCTGGTTCAAATGTGCGATTCTTATCTGCTTCTCTACAAAGATCTAGATCATATAAGTGCCCGTCTGGAAGTTCGTCAAATGTAAATGGAACGTGATTGATAAAGTACATCTTCACAATCATACTGCCATTATTGTACCAGCAGTATGCGTGATCGATACGATAAGACATAGGGGTGTGCCCGATATCTTATATTTATTTTTATGCGAGTAGGGAGACTTGAACTCCCACGGGCGTTATGCCCAACAGATTTTAAGTCTGGTGTGTCTACCGATTCCACCATACTCGCTTGTGGGACCATCATAACTCTTGGAGTCGTAATGGTCAAGTGCCCCTTGCGTGGATCGAACACGCCTCAGCCGAATTATGAGTTCGGTGCATTCACCAGATTGCTAAAAGGGCAGGTACGAGTGCCTGGATTCGAACCAGGTCAAAGCCGCTAATCTGGCGGAAAGAGTTTATAAGACTCCTCTGACTACCAAGTCTCACTCGCTTGCGGTTTATGATGCTTCGTTATTACACTCTGTGTGTATTCGTATGAAGTCATCATCCGCAGGTATCATAACTGCTGCCTGTCCGTTCTCGTTGATTATACCTAATCGCTCTCCGTTTTCAACACGTTCCATCAGTTCATCAAACCTCTCTTGAAATTCTTCCACCGTGAAAACTTCCATTCGTTTCTTTGTCGATATTTATATTATAGCATCACTCGCCATAAATTGCAAGGTCAGCATATTCAATCTGTTCAGGATCAAGTTGAGCGGTGACAACTTCCAGTACGTTCATAAACTCTTGGACGGTTTCACACTCAACCATACGCTCACTACCCTGATCGCTCAGGAGAAGGAAAGAGCGAGTGCATACATCAATCACAATGCCTTGGACGGTCTCTTGTGCGGTGCTCATTTGGTGGTTCCGTTGATTACCCCCATATTATAGGGCAGTTGGAGACGGGTGTCAAGCCAGAACAAAAGAGGTTGATCCGATACCAACGGCAGTAAATACAACTCTATTTCCACTTAGCGAAATTCTTACTGGAGTAGTATTTGCAGCACTAATAAATCCATTAGAAGCAGTCACAACACCACTTGCAATTGTAACTGCTGTTCCTACTTTTAAATGATTTGCTGTGAGTGCTACTCCAACTCCTAATTTATTTACATATAAATTATCAAGATTTATTTGACCAAGTAAATTTATATCCTTAAAAAAGGTTACATTTCCATTAAAAAAAGTATCAGAACTATAATATTTTGTAGATGTAAGAATTGACATAATTATTTTCCAAATACAGAGTCTATTACACTATTAGTTAATCCTGTCACAAGAGCTTCGACTAAATCAGACCCTACAAAACTTCCTTCAAAAACTGATTTGGTAAAATCTAATCCAAGTGCCGCAATCATATTACCACTAGATCCTTTTACATCAACTTGTTGACCATCTATCATTATTCGCCCCGCCCCAGATTTAAAGTTGATATTTCTACCAGCTTTAAAATGAATATCTTCTTCTGCTTCAATCATGATATTGGTTGCATAAATTCTAACCATTCCATTAGCTGAAATGGAAACATTGCCATTATTCCCAATAATAACTATATCTTCTCTACCTTCTTCATTATTAGTTCCACCAGATATTTGAATTGTATGGTCATTATATATTCCCATCAATCCGCCACTACTTAGACTAATGGAAGACTGATTATCACCACTGTCAGTTACGCCATAAATTTTATAAACGTCCGTCCCCTGACTACCCATTTGAGGGTTTGCAGTATCAATTCTAAAGTTAGGATTGAAACTAATCAGTTGTCTTTTGTAAATATTCTTTTCTCTTTCTGCCATTAGGTTACACAGTCAACTACTGTTTGAAGTTCTCCACTAAACTTAGGAGCCCCAAGAAGTGGACGTAAAATTGCTCCAGTTCCAGTATTCGAAGAAACTGTTAGAACTGGTAAACTATCGACAACATTATTTAGAGGTGTGATTTTATAGATACGCCCATTATCAAGTTGAGCATCATAATCGTTGCCAAGATTATCCGTCACCTTAACATCTTTATACCCACTTCCACCATTTTCAACAAGAACATTAACAACAGAATATTCTTCAATATCCCCAACAGAGTAATTTTCACCTTCAGAAACCATGTAAATTCCAGTCACTTCCCCCTTTTCATTGATAACTGATCGAGCAACTGCTCCGTATCCTTGTTCTATTTCATCAGTGATTTCAATAAATGGTGGATATTCATATCCAGATCCAGAGTTTGTAATTTGTATACCTATAATACTTGCAGTAACGTTACCATTTAATTGTGTTACAAGATTACCAAAAATAGGAATTGCGGTACAACCAGATCCGCGACCACCAAAAATATTAATAACAGGTGGTAGGGCGTTTTCTATAGCATCAGTAAAACATTCTTTAACAGATGCAATATCTACACCAGAACTGATAATATTTGTAATATTTTTAACTGATTGGTAAGAATTCACCATTGAATTTGCCAACGTAGAAAGGGATCCAGATGGTCCACAACCAACGCCCCATTCATTTACTAAGCTCTTGAATGCACTAGCATCTTGATTGCAACCAAATCCAATTCCAGATTCAGAAAACATTCCAATTCCTTCTCTTAAAAGATTACCCAAATTAAAGTCTTCGAAGAATTTTAGTAATGTCGCTATTCCTTCTAATGGACCATTGAATAAGTTTTCAAGCACTCCAATAACAGAGTTTAAAACTGATCCGGCAAATTGTTCTGTTGCACAACTTGTAAATCTATCTACGTTATCTAATGTAGATTGTAAAATATCGGATACAAGAGATTTGAGTTGATCAATAGCTGCTCCAGCAATACAACCGAATGATCCTTCAAGAACTTTGACTGGTATCAACATTGCCTCTTGTGCGGCAACGCCAGCAAGATGAGCTGCGACTGGATTTCCTGTAGCTGCAAGAACTTGAGAATAAACTGATTGATATAGTAATTTTAATCCTTCTTTTAACAAACCTTTTAATCCAGGGAATTTTCCTCCTTTATCTTTATCCCCATTGATAATAAAATCAATAGATGAACCAATAAATTCATTGCAATATTTTACAATATCATCCGTAGCTTTATCAATTGCTTGCTGAATTCTTTGAAGATCTCCTTGAAACTTTTTGAGATCCTTCATTAAATTATCAACTTTTGCTTTGATCTTATCAAGTTGAGTATTTTTTACAGTATTTGCTAAATGAACTTTTTTACAAATAGCTGAATTTTCTGAAACTACTTTTTCACCAACTTTTTGTGATACTTTTTGGGCGATCTCGTCGCTAGCACTAATAGGAGAACGTAAAGAATTTTCAGTTGGTTGATTATTTTCACTCGGAGTTTGTTTGATATTTTTTTGCATGAGTTCAGAGAACCCAGTAAAAGCTTCAAATGGAGACTTATATGAAGTAGATGGGACAGAATCACTTCTACCAAATGTTGCTAAAATAACCGGAATCTGAGCATTATCGCCATCTAAAAAGAATCCAAGAACAACATCACCTTGCTGCAATTGAACTCCAGTTGCAACGTTTGCTGCACCACTTCCTGCAGTAGTTGGAATTAAACATTGTGCCCATGGCAAATCTTCGTTAGGAAGTTCTGCTTCACTGTAAGGATGATAACCAAGTATTCTTACTTTAAAACGATTTCCCCATCCACCACCTTCTACTTGTTTTCCCATAGTAGAAAGTGGTGGAATCTGCCCGATCCACCAACGGAATCCATCTCTACCAATAAAATGACTTTGTAGTAATGACTGGTCTAACATTTATTTTGCCTTTGCTTCTACATTGATACCAAAAGTATCTCGTATTAGTTTTAAAGAAGTATAAGATGAATCACTATCAAAATGATGACACAACTCTTTAATCATATATAGACCACTAGTTTCAGGATCGTTTTCTGTTGTTTCCGATTGAGTGATTTTCGGAAAACGACAATCAATAATATCACCTGCTCTCAAATTTGTGTTTGATGGAATAATAACTGTCAAAACCTGAGAAAACAGAATATTATATCTCATTAAAGATTGAGACTGATATTCAGATTGATCAGAATTGATTGATGTTGATGCGTCTTTCTCTAAAGTTCCAATATCATAAACAGCAGTAATAATACGAGTTGGAACATCACCTAAAGTTTTATCAGATCCTTCAGAAAGCGGTGGTAATTTAATTTGACTACCAAGATTTTTAGTTTTTCCAGAATAGTTTTCAAGTTTAAATAATCCTTCTTCTGGTTTTGAAAAAGAAAAATCTAATGGATTGAAAAACATACGATGACTTCCGTATGTTCCTAATTTAAGTTTTTCAATTAAGTTTTGATTTTTTACAGTGACATAATTGAGAATTTTTGTATCATTATCAATTTTATTATTATTTTCATCGTAAGAAACTGTAGCTTGACTATAAGTATATGTCGCCTTTGCTTCCTGTTTTATCAAATCATCAATCGATCTAAATTGAAATCCATCTTTAGTTTGAAAAAATAAAAATCCTGCTGTTGCACTTCCGGAACTTTCTGGTACTGCTTTTGATGCTAACCAAACCAAAATTGTAAATGGTTTTCTCATGTTTCCAATAAATCCATACTTATTGGAAGTTTTATCAATTGTGCCAATTTTGGAAGTTTTTAACGTATCTTTTAAAATTTTTTCGACAGAATCACTTATCTTCAAACTCGTTGGATATTTTGTACCTACACGAACTGTCTCATTTGTAATTGCTTCTCTCGACACCAAATGGAGAGTAAAACTTTCCTGATTAGTTTCTGAAATAACATCAGTAATACTAGAAACATAAAAGTAATCTTGTACTTTTTTAGAAAAATCTAGTCCAGGATTTTTTTCAGAGTTTCCTGCAATTTTGAGAGATACTCTCTCACCACCACGAAGTGGGAGACCATTATAAATTGATTGCTTTTCAGTTCCGCCTTCTTGAACAACTGTATTACCAGTATTAACAACTTTTATTTTTGCCGTAATTGTTGGTGAAAATACATCTTCATAATAATCAACAGAAATTACACCTGTAGTGATGTCAACAGATCTTTTACGATCATTGGATTCTAAAACAAATTCTTCATATATGGATTTTTTAGTTGACATTATAGATACGCTAAATCTAGCAGAAGTTTATTCTTGATAAAGTTATTTAACAATGCAGACTCGGGAATTTGTTGCGATATTGCTCCACCTCCAGTAGGTTGAGCAGCCGCCGCGCCCATATATTGTTCATCTTGTTGGGCAAGAGCAATAATCAAATCCATTCCAGAAATACTTGGTGTAATTGATGAAGGAACTGTTTGTGATTGTTGAGGAACAGATGCAATTTGTGCTTGTGGTAGTCCTTCTGCTCCTCCCACTCCACCACCAATTGCGGCACTTACAATTTGATATGCTTTAAGAGACTTTGCATAATCTGCTTTTCCTATAGGACCACTTCCATAAGAATGATATGGAATATCAAATGCTGTACCATCTGTCGTATCATCATATGTTGCCTTTCCCCCCACTGGTCCAAAATGCCCTCCAGTTGGAGAGTGTTTTCCAACTCTGGTATATCCTTCAAATTCATAAGGTTGATATCCTTGCTGCCTTAATGCTAAAAATGCTTTAACAGCTGCTGCGCGGGTTGTAAAACTAAAGTGATCATGATTCCAGTGCCCTTTTGGTTCATATCCAGGTCTGCTAGGATCTCCGTGCAAATATTGAACTATTTTACCTCCACCGCCGCTTTGATTTTGAATAGAAGTTGGGGACCTCTCTGCGAAAGAAATATTGTCAGAAATGCCAAATTCTTTTTTCTTCCTTTCAATTCTTCCACCCATTTCAGCGACAGTTATTCTTCCATCTTGATTAGTATCAAGAGGGGCATTTGAAGAATATTCTCTAGAAGGTGAACTATAAAGAACTTTATTGGGATCACCAGATGCATATGCTGGAGCAAATACAGTTGCATAAAGCTGCCCAGCTCCCGCACCTTGTTTCAATCTGCGAGTCTCAAAATACTTATCAACATACTTCATTTGCTCTGCTCGACTCATTCTTTTTAAATCCGCTTGACTTGTTCCAACAGACTTTGCTTCTTCTACACCAAATTGAATCAAACCAACATGATCACCTATTTTCCCCGCCGCCGGATTAAATCCACTTTCAGAAGCTATTAATCCCAACAAATCACCTTCTTTAATTCCATATTTTTGAGAAACTCTCCTCACTTCACTTAAAAATGCAGCATCGTTTCCTATTCTTCGTTGAGCCTCTCCAGATAATCCTGCAGTAGCATAAACTCCAGGTCCTTGTTCTTCATAAGCATCTGGTTGTGTTTGTTGAGGTTGTTGTGAAAATGGAGTTGTAACCAAACTAAAGGCTTCTTGAATTTGATTACTCATACTTCCAACCGTACCATTCAATTCATCCATAGCTCTTCTAACACGTTTTGAGGTGTCAAAGAAATCGAAAGATGCAATATTTTGTGCTACAGATCCAAGAACACTCCACGTTCCAGCAAATATGTTAATCATATTTTTTAAAAATCCACCTGCGATTTCCCCTGCTCTTTGAACTCTACCAATAAATTCTTTACCCCACGCTATCCACTGTGGTAGATTTTTCATTAACCACCCAGCAGTAAGATATCCAAGAAATCCTAATAGTCTTCCAAAAAGTCCTTTAGAAGTATCTGATTGAGCAAGTTGAGCGGCACCTCCCTTTACAACTTTATCAGGTGCCTCTAGTTCATCTTCTATTTGCTTTCTTCTTTCATATTCAACTCTTCTATCCCTGATTAACTTTGTCTGAGCAAAAGATTCTCTTTTTACTTTTGTGTTTTTAAAAACTACTTGGGTGATATTTTTAATTGATTTTCCAGCATCTACTACTCCCCTACCAATTTGACGAGAAACTCCACTTATTCTTTGTGTATTAATTGATGGAGATATGATTGCCATTTTTTACACTACTACATTATAGTTTAATTGAGAATATAAAACATAAAAATTATCACTATTTCCGGAAGATATAAGTGGAACATCACTTATTGGATCGGAAGAACCAGAAGGTTGTGGTACAGGAGCTTTTGATTGTCCACCTGTTAAAATTACATTTGGTTTTGCCGCTGGCAAAGTTCCAATCGGTGTTTGTTCTTTTGGTGGTGCTTGAATATTTGCAGTACTATAACTAGTGGGAGAAGCTTCTTGCGTTCCTTGCTGATAAGACTCCAAATTAGGTGCTCCAGAAGAAGCAGACTGCATTAAACTTTGGGATGCTACAGAAAATGTGTTATTTTGATCAACATTGAATTGCATCGGCACTGTTGATATTGCTGGAGTCTGGGGTTGAACTACTGCTGGTGCAGGAGCTGCTGGTGCAGAAGAATCTGCTGGTTTTGCTGATGGTATTGATTTGGTTGGTGGTGTAGTAGAAGCTCCTGGTTTATTTTTTTGGGTCATTCTATAACCCTCCAATCCAAGTCTTGCGATCGCTGCAGGTGTCCCAACAAAAGGAAGCATCGATGCTGCACTTAAGGCTGCTCCACCATAATCACCACGACTAAGATCATATGCTGTTCCAAGACCTCCGGCAACAACATTTAGACCTGGTATAAATCTACCAGCACCTTTAAATAAATTTCCAG